AATGAGTTTTCGTTTTCTGTAGAGGAAACATCCAGCAATTAATTATTAAGAATTAATGAGTTTTCGTTTTCTGTAGAGGAAACATCCAGCAATTAATTATTAAGATTAATGAATATCTCTCTTTTTTATACTTAAAAATAATTTTAAAGTTATTTTTAATTTTATATACCATTTTAATATGATTTTTTCCATTAATTTCCGGAACTGGAAAAAAATATATTTTATTATTATAGAAATGAATTTAGCAGATTTTTTAAAGAAATATTCAAATATTAGTAATAAATTTATTGATGATTTTTTTGGTTTATATGAGGTAAATAATAAAAATATATTTATAATTGATTTAGAAAATGTTGTTAAATGGTTAAATACTAAAAAAGGTAAAATTAAGGAAACTTTAATAAATTCATATAAAATAAATATAGATTATATAATAAATAAAATTGATAATAATGGTAAAAGAGGAGCACCAAAAGAACAAATATTATTATCTATACAATGTTTTAAATTAATATGTATGCAAAGTAAAACAGAAAAATCATTAGAAGTTAGAAAATATTTTTTAAGTTTAGAAGAATTAATAGATAAATATAAAGATTATATAATAGAAGGGTTAAATGATAAAATTAAAAAATTAGAAAATAATCAAAAACCAAAAATTAATGAAGAAAAAGGAATTATATATATATTACAAACAAGTGATGATAATACATTATATAAAATAGGTAAAACTAAAAATTTAAGAGAAAGATTATTAAAATATAATGCTGATAAAAAAGATGATATTATTCCAATATATATATATGAAACTAAAGATATTGATGCTGTTGAAAAATGTATAAAAGCATTTATGAAAAAGTATCAATATCGTAAATATAAAGAAGTCTATCAAGTAAATATAGATATTATTAAAGATTTTATAAATAAATGCGGAAATATTGCTGAAACAGATTTACAAATACATTTTAAACAACAAAATAAAATAAAAAAAGGTGGAAATATTACTAATAATAATTTAAATTATTTTATGGCAATTTATAAAGATTAAATAATTATTTTTCCTTCTCTTCATCGGTCTTGAAGCGAATTCCCATCCATCCTTTAGTTTGATGATAAGAACCATAAATCTTCTCAAAATAAGACCTGAATTGATTTCTATCAATCTTCTTATTTTTAGCATTATTATCATTCGCCAACCATAATTTAAATTCTGAAAATAATTCCATAAGTTTTATTCCTTCTTTCACATCCTTATCAACTACAATATTATCATTAATATATTGACCGATAATATCATTATTATCTTTATAATTATTTGTGGAATTAATAACTTCACGAGGTTCATTGATTTTCATAGGATTAATTTCCTTATGTCTATGGATTAACATTGATAAGAATACTTCGGAAAATCTTTCCAATTTTTCACTCAATTCTAAATCCATTGGAAATTCATTTTTCTTATCAGGATTAGGATTTTCACAGAATTTAGATTTGAAATCAATTACTCGAATTCTTCGCCAACATCCTCCATCTTGTGCCGTAATTTCTGGAAGATGATTACATGCTAATATCATCTTAAATTGTGGGCGAAATTCTACAGGTTCCTTAAATAATCCTCTAACTAAAATTCTATCATTTCCTGATAATTCTTTCATTAATCCAATATTCAATTTATCATCTTCACTAGGTTCTGATAATACAGCATATCTTCTTCCCTTTGTTCTTTCCAATTCACTTTGAGCAGAATTAGAACACGCTCTCTTTTGTGTTAATAGAGCAATAGGAAGAGTTGAATAATAATCTCCTACTGATTTTTGAATTAAATCTAATAATCTTGATTTACCATTACTACCTTCACCAATAAAGATATAGAATCTTTCTTGAATAATACTACCATCAATAGCACAAGCAAGAATATCAAGAACATAATTTCTCACTGCTTCATTGGTAAATAATTTAGCAAAGAAATCATTAATATCATTAATTTCTTCACTTGTTTCATCATAAGGCATATAATATTTACCTGTTCCAAATGAAATGAAATCTTCAGGCATTCCTTCGCGAAATAAATGAAGTTTTAAATCATATACTCCATTTTCAAATCCTAATAAATAAGGTTTACTATCTAATAATTCTTCAAATTTCTCATCTACAAATAAACATTTACATTCCTTCATAATACTTTCCTTATATCCAGTATTTTTCAATTGAAAAGCAATTTTCATAGCACTAGCACTTTTCCTATTCAATAATTCCTTCTCTCCTTCATCATTAGATAATGCTACTTTTTGATTATAATATGTTGCTCTATCAAGGAATTTCTTACAAATCTCTTCGCTCAACTCTTTTTTAAGTTTCAATCCTTCTTTCGTTCTAACCCATCTATGTTTATCTTTATCATATTTAAACCAAATATTACCACTAATTGCCTTATATTCTCCTTTATATATCCCTTGAACTACTTTAGCAACATCATAATGTGTTCCATTACTAGTAATAGCAATATCAATCAAAGGTAATACTTGATTATTAATAATTTCCATATATTTTTGAAGATTGTCTTCTTTTGCCCACCATCTCAAAGTTCCCATTCCCAAATTCTCTTTTTTCATCTTATTCCATAATTGCTGACATTCTCCTTCCATATAACTGCTACTGATTTTCGAGAATTCAATCCAACTATTTAAGAGACGATAATCGATATTTCGCAAAGTCCAACCCAGATTAATCCAATCATCATATTTTTCAGCTCTAGAATGAGAAATACATTCACAAACTAATTCTTTAGCGAGAATATATTCGTCATCATTCGTAAAATTCTTAACCATATTCAAAATTTTATTGGAAATAATATTACTATCAAGTTTTTCCTTCTTTCTCTTATCCATCATAGGTAAGATATGACGAATATATTCATTAATATCATTCTTCTTTTCATCACTAATCTCATTTTCTTTTACATTAGCTTTCCTCATAGAAAATAATCTAATAAAATCAATTTCATCTTTAGCATTAATTTCATATTCTTTTAGATATGTCTTGTCTTCATCTTTTTTATATTTATAAATCTTAGAAACTCTATAAGCATCATTTTCAAGTTTTCTACTTCCATATAATAACCAACAATTAGCACTAATAATAGCTTTATCAACTATATCTTCATATAAAGAACATATATCAGGAATATTGAAAATATCAATACCTTTTTCTAATATTTTTGTTCTAATAAAATGTTGAATATTATTATTAATAATAATATGAGGAAAAACGATGTGAATTCCATCTTTAATTTTTCCACGAAATTCACTTGGTTTAGGTTTTTCCATTACATAAGCAATATTATCTTCTTCATTTACATCTAAATAAGTATTAATAATTTTAAAATAACAATCAACGATAGTTAATATATTTTTATCTTCATATTTCCTTCTTATCTTCGTTATTCCATCACTTGATATATCAGGACTAAAACGAAAATCTAAATCTACACGAATTGGACTAGGATCTAATGGTTTTTCTGTTAAATGTAATTGAACTCCATTAGTAACCGCCAATTCATATAAATTTAAGAAATTATCATAACAATCAGCAGGGATATTTACGGAAACTTTTGGAACACCCATACTGGTGTTAGAAAATGGTTTTCCTTTTTCACTTTTATATTTATCTAAAAAGGTTCGTAAATCCCCTATTGCTGTCATTATATTAATTTAAAATATTAATATATTAATCATTTTTTATTTTTAAATGTCATATTTATAGAAAATAATGGAGTTAGAATATTGTAGTCCAATAGCATTAACACATAATAATAAGATTTGTTATACAAAAAATTCATTAATCATTATCATAAATGTATGGAATTCCTTGCTACCTCTCGATAAAATCACATATAATTCCACTGAAGAAGCTCATGAATTATTTAAAAAATTAGATGAGAAATTTAAGAAATATCTTCATAAAGATAATACTTATTGGTGTTGGACCGAAATCCTTAGACATATTGCCTTTAAATTAAATAAATCAAAATTAGCAGAACCTCTTAAACCTGTTGAAAAAAAAGATTTGAGACCAGCACAACCAGAAGATTGGGTTTCTAATCCTACAGAATGGTTATCCAATTTTGATATTCAAAAATGTTTAATTCAATATGAAAATACACCTGAATATAAATATAAATTCATCGGTGTTTTTTCGATAGATTTTGGAATTCCTACAAATCCTATTAATATTAAAGATATAATTTCAAAAAACCCTAATATTTCTTTTATCGGTTTCGTCACAAATTTATCAAGAGCAAATGAACAAGGAACACATTGGACATCCTCTTTTTTTGTTCTAAATCCGGAATTAAAATCATATGGAGGTTATTATTATGATAGCACAACTGGAAAAATACCTAAAGATCTTCAACCAGTATTTAAAGATATTAAGAAACAAGTAGAAGATATATATAAAAAACCTTTTATAATTAAAGTAAATACAACTAGACATCAATATAGTAATACGGAATGTGGTGTATTTTCAATTGCTTTTCAAACTAGATGGATATCGATATTAAGAAAAAAAGGAGATGCGGATTTCGATGAAATAGTTAAATTTGAGGGATATAAGGATAATATAATGAAAGAATTGCGAAATAAGATATTTAGACCAAATTTAAAAACACTTAAAATAAAACAATAAAAGGAATATCATAATGGATTTTGAAGAATTATATAAAACTTCTTTAAAAATGATAAATGATAAATTTGGTATAAATCAATATTTAAAGGAGGATTTTTTAATTATTTATAAAACCTTTTATCAAGAAAATCAAACACCTACAAATGAATTAAATAAAGAAATTTTGAAGAAAATTAATCAAATATTTTCTCAACCTGTTAAGACAGATATTGATAGTCGAGTTAAAGAATTAGAAAATACTAGGAATAATATTGATAAATTAACATCTATATCATCTTCATCACAAAATCAACCAATATCATCATCTATTGCTAAAGATGATATGAAAATTCCACAAATACAAATAACAAATGAGGAAAAACAGATGACATATAAAACATTTATAATAAATACTATTAAAAATAATTTTAAGATTACACCATCTATTGATATTAAATCAAATACAATTTTTCCATGTTGTTTATGTATTCCATCGAATATTAAAAAAGAAACTCCTTATATTATAATATCAATTAATGATGGTATTAAGAATAATAATTATACATTTATTCCAACATTTGAAAATAAATGGGATGTGTGGAAACCAATAACAGAAAATTATAATGAAATAAATCTTAATAATAATAGATGGATTATAAATATATATGATTATTTAAATAATGTAATTGATTTTGATGAATATTATTCAACTATATTTAATGTCATATATGATAAAAATGAAGAAATGTATTATCTTAAAATAGATAATATTCATCTATTTAATAAAAATGATAAGATTAAATTAATAATGAAAGATGGAAGTTCTAGAGATAATAAAATTGCTTATATTAAAAATGATAAGATTGTTATATATCCTCAAAATTTAGAATATAAAGATTTCATTGATGCCAAATTATTTAATTATAACTATCAATTTTCATTATTATTCAAATATTATATTAAATAATTAATACAAAGATTAATAGGAAAACTAGAACTATCATAGTAAGAATATCTAATTTTTTTTTCAATTTTATAATTTGATTTTTTGAAAGATATGTAGGAATAGGTTCATTATCCAAATTAATTATTAAGAGATATATGACATATCCTATAATTATTTTAATAATCATATGTGAAAGAATTCCTGTTGAATTAATATGTAAATTGCAATAATTAAAGATTATTCTTAATCTAAATAAATCAATATTAACTATAAATAAAAATGCGAAGAGAACTGCTACATAACTTAATGAATAATAAATAATTGCTTCTTTGATAGATTTTACAAATTTATTATCAATAAATCTATAAGTTATGTAGAGACCAGCATATCTTAAAAAGATTATTAAAAACGCAAATATTAATTTATCTATAAAAGTTATTTCAAGTTCTTTTATAGGATCTAAATTATTATTATCAACACTTTCATAGAAATTCGCTTTTGCGATATCTTGATTTTTTTCTTTTACATCTTTTTGATAATTATTTAATATTTGTTCAAATAAAGTATCTCCTTTTTTATTAATAAATTTTTCTAAAATCATATCTTTATTAACGCTATTTGGAATATATGTCGATACTTTCAATTTTCTAAAATCTTTCTTAATATTGTCAAATCTCTTTTTTATCTCTGTTTTTTTATCTTCAAAAGAAACATTTTCACCCTTCTCTTTAAAAGGGTTTTCATTCTTATTTAATAAATCTTTAATATTTGTATCTATATCTTTAGGAAGTTGTTTAAAACCTCCACTTTTTTTATCTATTTTATTATTTCTTTCTGATTTTATATCATTATTAATTCTATCAATTTCGATATTTAAATCTTTTTTTTCATTCTCTTTTTGAGTTTTAGTAATATTTAATACATTATTTTCTTTTTCTAATGAAGATATAGCTTGTGTTGTATCTAGAGTTGTTTCTTTTTTTTCGAAATCTATTTTTATAATATTAGCATTTATTTTTTCTTGAATTTTTTGAATATCTGCTTCTATTTTTTTTATATTACTTGAAAATTCGCTTTTTCTTGATTTTAATTCTTGCAAGTTTTCATTTTTAACAGCTATCTCTGTTCTTTCTTCTTCAGCAAAAAATGCTTGAGCTTTTTTATCATGTTCTATAATAGAATTTTGAAAACTTTTATATTTAGCTTTAGCATCTAAAAGATGAGATAAAAATTTATCAACCTTTTTTTTATAAAATGTAATAAACTCTTTTATATTATCCATTAATGGTTCTTGACTTTCATCTATTGGAAAAAATTCAAGAAACACATTATTAACTTCTACACTATTATCCTTATATTTCTTAATTCCGTTAATTTCATCTATTAAACTTTTATCAATACTATCTATATAATCAATTATTTTTGCTAAACTTTTAGCTTTATCATTTAAATGTCCACTAAATTCTTTATCATTTATTAAATGATATGAATAACTTTTTATTGTTTCTTCTAATTTACTTATATTATTCTCTATTATACTCATAATAGATCTTATCTGTGTATCATACTTTTTTTTATCCTCTTTATAATTTAATTTTTCATCAAATATATCTAATTTATTTTCTGATATTATATAATAATCTTGTTTAGATGCATCTTTTGAATCAGAAATTTTAAATAATTTATTTATAATTAATTCAAATTCATTTAATAAATCATTCAAATTTAATTTAGTAAATTCTATATAAAAATCATTAAATACTTGTAATAATTTTAATATATCTTTTGTATTATCACTTAATTCTGTTGTTAAAACAACATTATCTTTCTCCTTAAATTCTTTCTTCGCATTTTCTATATTTACCTCTTTATTTTGTATTTCTGGTTTATTTACAACTTCACCATCTCCTCCTCTTATACCCCTTATTAATCTAATATATTCACTTGCTTTAATATTCAATACCTCGTTTTCAATATCTCTAATATTAATCTTATTATGAAAATAACGCAAATTAGGAATTATAAATATATGAAACATCTTTATAATATTATTATTCACTCTTCCTTTCAAACAATTCTTATAAATAAGTAAAAATGATAAATAAAAATCTTCTATAAATTTTTTATCAATTTCGTATGATTTTGTATTATATAAGGATTGAATAAAATTTACATCAATTTTTATCACAGATTTTATAAAACTATTCTCCTTAAAATTTATTACTCTTTTTATAAAAGTCTTTAAATCCATTTTTAAATTCAATTTAATTCTCATTAAAAATAATATAGACTTAAGGAAACCAATGTAATTTATAGATTTTATATAATCTCTATAAAGAATTATTGTTTGATTATCTCCATTATAATTATATAAATTTAAATATCTCGTAGTATTTTTTTTAATTATTAAATAAATATGTATTAATGATATAAAATTCTTAATATTTATTTGAGAAAATAATGTGCTACCTAATAATATCCCATAATTTATTAAAAATATTATACTATTTTTTTCTAATGATAATATCGATAAATCTTTTAATTCATCTATCATCATTGGTTTAAATGAATTATAATTAATTATTGTTCTTTTAAAATCATCATCTATTTTGGTTAATGATATGAATGGAATTATTTCATAATTCAAATGAAATTTAAATTTAGACCTTTTTTGAATATTAAAATCTAAATAATAATACTCCTTTGCTAATATTCCTAATAAACTTCTTCTATTTTTCATCTCAAATAATTGCTTATATAATCCCATTTGAACATCATTTAATTTTATTTGAATATTAAAATTTTCTGTCATATGTAATTTATATGGATGATTATTAATATTTTTTATCATATATGTATCTCCATTAATTACTAAATTAATCATATCATCTTCATTTGATAATAATTGAAGAACTATAAAAGCATTCAAATCATTTAAATTTGTTAAGGAAATTGTTGATTGATTTTTAGTAAAATCATATATAAAATGAATGAAATTATCTATTTCATTATCATAAGGATTTATTGAAATTTCATAAGAAGATTGAGGAAATAAACCTTCACCATTTATAAATAATTCATCAATTTCTTTATTAATTTCATCTAATGATTTATCTATTTTTAAAATAGTTCCATTAATATTCACTTCAATTTTAATATCCTTCTTTTGATAATTTTTATAAAATTCATATATAAAATTCATATTTAAATATTTATTTATTAATTCTCGTGTTTGACAATAATTCTTTATAATCGTATCTGTTTTATCAAAATATCTTATATAATATTCATATATTTCTCTTGTTTTATGATATATAGTTGTTATTAAATTCTTAATTGTTTCTATAATATCATCATTAAAAATATCTATCTTAATTATCTCCAATATATTCTCAATTAATACATATTTATCTTTATCATCATGATAATAAAATCCATATATATTTATAATAAAATATAATTTATAAATATTATTAATCGATTCATCACTATTATAATATAATTTAAAAACATCTTCTAATTCAATTATATTCTTATAACCACCTGAAATTTCATCATCCTCTTCATCATCCTCTTCATCATCCTCGTCCTCATCATCATCCTCATCATCATCGTCATCCTCGTCTTTGATAGGAACAGCAGCAGGAGCAGGAGCAGGAGCAGGAGCAGGAGCAGGAGCAGGAGCAGGAGCAGGAGCAGGAGCAGGAGCAGGAGCAACAAAATTAACAGCAGCAGGAGCAGGAGCAGCAGGAGCAGGAGTAGCAATTTTAATTAATAATTCACTAATATTAATTAATTTATCATCTTTTAATTTTACTAAATCTTTTATAGAATATAATTTATAATAAAAATAAACATCTGAAATTTTTTTATCAAAATTTTTTTTTTCTAAGTTTTTTTTAAAATTATCTGTAATTTCATTTTCTAAAAAATTTGGTATATATAATAAAATAAAATTTTTAATATCAATATATTCTAATAAATTTTTATTATTATTTAAAACTTCAATAATTATCTCCTCGTAAGATTTATTTAAATCTATATTACCTAACTTTGTTTTTAATATATTTTCTAACTTATCTTTTAAATTTTCTTTAGCTTCTTCTATCTTTTCAAAAAAATTTAATTCAATTGGTTTCTTAAATCTTAAATTTTTTAATTCATCAGTTATAAATAAATTTATAACATTTTTACAATGTTCATATATTATTGATGAATATTTTATTTTATTTATTTTTTCATTTAAAAAATATAAATATAAATATTTATAAAAATTATATGTTGAAGATGAAGATAAATATCTATCAAAATTATATATTGGTTCATCACTACCCTTAAAATAATTAAAAGAAAGATTAGATTTTAATGTTAAAATATCTATTAATTTACATTTATATTTTTTCAAATAATAATAATGTATATTATTATTATTTTTAAATTTATATTTAATATTAATATAATCTTGTAAATTTAAATTATTAGTTCTAATTCTTTTAATAATTTCATTTATAAAATCTTTTTTAGTGTATATTTTTTTTTCATCATAACAAAAACAATATGTTTGTTCTAAATTTTCATTTTTATTAACATATTCTAAATTTTTTAAAGTTATATATTTATCTATTGGATAATATTTATCATCATATTTATTTTCTTTTAAATTTAATTTTAAAAAAATATTTTTAACAATATTATCAGATACATAATTAGTATCTTTAAATATTGTATTAATATCAATAAATTCATCTGGAGTTTTACTATGTTCTAAATAAAATTTAGGAATATTATCATTAGATAATATAATTGCTATTTTTGTTTTATAAAAATCTATATTATTATTCATATAATTAAAACATTCAATAGTATTGTGAATAATATTATTTATATTATTATTCACAATACTATTGTGAATAATATTATTTATATTTTTGACAATACTATCTATTTTTTCTGGTTTTTGTAAATTAGCATTAATATTAAGTTTATATAATTCAGAAATGATACTATCAACATCCTTAAAATCCTTATTAAAATCTAATAATAATTTTTTAATTTTTGATTTATAATCAATATCATTCTTTTTTAATATATCAAAAATTAATTCAATAATATCATATGAATCATTTCTTTTATCATCATAAATAATTGGCAAATTATACTTTGAATTTTCTATATATATAATATCTTGAAATTTAACTTCAGTTCCAGGATACATATTATATGTTATAGTACAAAAATCAATTATGCTTAATAATTGTTCAATATTATCTATAAAATTTGTTCTCTTTATAGTTTTACCTAAGTTATAATAATAGTAAAATAAATTAGTTCCTGGTGCTAATTCTTTTAATTTAATTAACTCTCTTAATTTTTTCTTATTTATTAAAGTTTCTAAATTAAATGTTTTATCACATAAATTTTTAATAATATTTTCTTCTGTAATATCTTTTCCCTTATCATCTTTAAAAATTCTATTAATATTCTTATTAAATTCTGTAATAATAGTTTTTTTCAAATCAATTGTTTCTATATTAACTATATTTTCAATTATTTTTATAATATCTTCTTTTTTATTTTTATCATCTGTTATTATCAATTTATATATTTTAACAATATCATCCTTATCCTGATCTTTCTTATTTTTCAGATCTTTTATTAAATTAAATAATAAATTTAAATTAATATCATTTATTTTTTTTTCACTTAAAATTTTATCATCATCTCCTCCGCCTGTTAATATATTTCCATTAATATTACTATTAAAATCATCATTTTTTAATAATAAATTTAATAATATTAATATTTTATTATAAGTGTCTGGTAAATCATTAATTTTACATACTTTTACTTGAGTTAAAAAATTAATATCATAAATATTTTTTTTATGTTCAATAATTAAATTTATTAATAATCTTATATTTTCAATAATATCTAAAATATTATCATTATTTTCAGTTAATTTAATAATTAAAAATTTTAATTGATTTTTATAAAAATCATCATTTATTTCATCTGGATTTGGATAATTAAATAATTTATTCAATAATTTCAAATTATTAGAATATAATTTATAAGATGTTAAATAATTACCTGTTTTATTAACTTTAAATAATAATAATATTTTAAATATATCATCATTTTCTTCTTGATTATTGATAAAAAAATCATTATATTTTTTCAAAAAAATATTTATATCAAATTTTTTTTCATTTAAATGTTTTTTTATTTTTTCTTTTATTTGTGTTAATAATTCTTCTTTACTTATATATTCTAAATTAATTATATTTAATTCATTTATTTTTTTTATAATAAGATCTATAAAATCTTTTTTTCTTTCATTAATATCTAATTGTAAATATAATGCTTGTAAATATTCTTTTAATTTATCATAATCATGAGCATTTATATTAAATTCATCAGTTTTACTTATATTTGTAATACTAGTGTTAGTTTTATCACTAGTATTATCTTTTTTTAATTGGATATATAACTTATTAGATTTATTTTCCTTTTTTTCTATATTTCCATCATCTTTTTTTGCATCATCTTTTTTTCCATCTCCATTAACATTTTCACTTTTTTTAGTTGTTGTTTCTGTTTTTGCCTGTATTCTAGCTATTTCTACATCTGCTTCTGCTTGTATTTTAGTTTTATCTACTTCTGCTTGTATTTTAGTTTTATCTACATCTGCTTGTATAGTAGCTAATTTTACTTCTTTATTTGTTGCTTTAAATTCTTCTTTTTCTTTTTTTTTTTGTTTTATCTTCTCATTTTTTTGTTCTATAATAGCATCACCAATATTGGATTTTATAGAAGATTTTATTTCAACTATTTTCTCTTCTTTTAAAGAACTATCAGCAACAACACCAATACCTTTATATTTATTAACGACTGGAATGATAACTTTATCTAGATATTCATTAATAATAGCATCTTTTTTTTTACTTGGATCATAATAAACTGAAATAATATTCAATAATGATTTTAATAAATCAGCATTAATATCATTTGTTTCATTTATTAATTTGTCAATTTTTTGATAAGTTAAATTAAATTTATCAAATATGGGAGTTTTATAAATAGTTGAATTTGGATTTTCTGGATCAAATGAAACTCCATAAAAAAATTGATGTAATTTACTTAATTTTGTTAATTCTTTATGTGTAAATTCATCAGGATTTTCTTTAAATTTTTTAAGATGATAGATATATTCATATATTTTTTCTTTTATATTATCTTCGTCAGCATATTCAGGATATGTAATACTAGTGAAGTCTTTAATTACTTCTAAAAGTAATTCTTCCCTTCCAGTATTATCCATCTATTATTAAATACAATCTAAATTAATTATTTTAATTTTTTGATGCTATTATACTTGTTAATATCCAAATAATAAAAGAAAATATACTAATAGCATCTAATATTTTCTTTTTCTTATCATAATCATAACTAATATTTGTCTTTTTTTCCTCACTTTTAATGAAATTTATTTTATCTATATTTATAACATAAGGAATAAAAAGAATTATTAATATTAAGAAAACATGGATTAATAATCTCAAATAACCATTAGTATAAATATAGAAATAATAAAATAAATTAGGAATACTAATAATTTTTATACTTGAATATAATTCCATTAATGGATAATGAACTATTACATTTACTAACATAACAATAAATACGAAGAATAATAAATATATAAAACAATAATATAAAAATGCTCTATAAAAATTATTTATTAAATTTGTTGATAAACCCCAATCTATTATCATAAGAGTTATATAACGAATAATAAAAGTTGTTGCTATAAATATAATTCTATCAATCATTGTTATTTTTAGATTTTCAGGATTAACATCATCCTTATATTTATTATAAATAGGTCTTATTTTTTTAATCATATCAGATTTTGATTTAGCACTTTTTTCATCAATTCTAGTTTGTTCTTCATTAGTTATAATTAAATCTTCTACATTTTCAATAGGTTTTGAATTTAATTCTGGAGCAACATTTTGAATTTTTTTTAAAAATTCTTTCATTGGTTCATTACCCTTATTTAATTTCCCTTCTAAAATTTTTTTTTTTTCTTCTTCAAATCCTCCACCATTCATTTTCATAGTAGATATTATTTTATCAATTGTTTCATCATTATAATTATATTTAATTTTAAGAGTTTTTTTAATATTATTTATAACAATAGATCTATCATTTTCATCTAAATTTTCATAAAATTTCTTTAATATCTTATTAAACTTTATAGCTTTATCATTTAATTCTTCTTTAAAATTTCGTGTATCATTTGTTTTATAAAAGAATTGTTCTAATGCTTCTGGATTACCAAGACCAGAAACAAATTTAACATAAAAATTAAATCTTTTTGGACTAATAGCTTTTAAATAATTTTCATTTAAAAGTATTGAAGTTAAATCAAAAAAACTACTTGAACTTGTCCCCGTATTTACTAAATCTTTGAAACCAAATAATAATTCACTCATTTATTCTATTATTATAAATCATTATTACTATATAAAAACCACATAGAACCAAATAATAATAGGAATATAATAATACTTAATAATATATATAAATAAATATTTACGAAATAATGATGAACGAATTTTAATAAAAATAAAAAGATAAATAACCAAATTAATATTATTAATATTACTAACGGAAATATTGAAAATTTATTATATGGCATATCATTATTCTCAAAACCTTTTAATTTCTTCTTAAATTCATCATTAATATCATTAATAATTCTAGTATCCTTATCTATATTTTTATACAAATTATCCTTTGATAAACCACTTTCAATATCTTCCTTCTTAACCCTAATTATCACTATTCCTGAACCACCAGCACCTGATTCACCATTAGTACTACCATCGAATCCAGAACCTCCACCACCTCCTCCTGTATTAGGTGTTCCTGATGTTGCTGTAACTGCTCCTTTACTACCATCACCTCCACCACCCTTTCCACCTAAACCTGCTGATTGTCCACTTAGAGCTACTCCGCCACCACCACCACCTCCATAATAAATTGGAGTTCCTGTTATTGATATTTGAATTCCATCACCTCCATTTCCTGCTATTGATAAAGCACCATTTAATACAGCATTATAACCTGCTAAATATGCTCCACCGCCACCACCACCACCCCAATAACTTTCTGGAGTTCCTGATGTTCCTGTTCCTCCATTATTACCATATATTCCTGTTGGTTTATTTGAATTTACAGCAACTCCTGCTATATAATTTGCTGATGAACCTCCACCAGAACCACCATCTCCTCCATTAGCATTATATGCTCCATAACCTCCACCTTTTGCTAAATAAATATTTGCTCTATTAAAAACAATAAACGAATCAGATCCGATTGATCCTATACCTGCTGAACTAGGAGCATTACCACCATTTCCAATAGTAATAGTATAAGTTCCATTATTTAATATTTGATTTTTTAAATATATAACAGCACCACCACCACCACCTCCAGCATGTCTTACTCCACCACCACCTCCACCACCAACAATTAATATATCACAAGTAATATTTTTATTTAATATTAAAGTTCCACTACCTCTATAAACAAGTAATTTATAATTAGGATTATCTGCTGTTGGTTCTACTGAAATCCCAATTGAATTATCTGGATTTATATTAATATTTGGATTATTTCTTCCTAATATTAAATATTTCTTAATAAAATCTATATCATTATTTTTATATTTTAATATAAAAACTCCATTAGATCCATTTCCTCCATTTCCTCCATTTCCATACGGAGATGAATTGCTTGGTCTTATTGTATTTAAAATATTAAAACCACCATTACCATAATATTTATCTATTCCTTCAATATTTATTAATTCTCCTAATTTAGAATTATCATAGTTAATTATTGAATCTCCACCTTTACCTAATTGATTTTTATGAGATGCTCCTCCTTTATTTTCAATTGCTTTATTACCTCCTTTTGTTTCTAATAATAATGTATTATTCTTCATAATAAAAGTATTTTTACCATCATTTCCAGTTGTACCACCTAGACCAATATCTATATAATAAATTCCTTTTTTTAATTTATAATCTTTAATAAATTTTGTTTCACCACCTCCACCTCCTGAATATATATTAAATTTAATAATTACTATTCCTGAACCACCTTTTCCACCATTTTGATAGTATCCGCCACCTCCACCTCCTCCTCCTGTATTTATTAATCCATTAATTCCATTTCCATTACCCCCACCTCCTTGTCCTCCTGATGATTTTATTACATTAAAAGCACCACCTCCTCCACCGCCACCATAATAAATATTATTTCCTGTAATATTATCTAGCATTCCATCTCCGCCATTACCAGCATTATTTATATTACCATCTAAACCATTATTACCTATATTATCTGTATTTCCTGCTCCACCACCTCCTCCGCATGATGTTTTCTCAGTTCTTCTAAATACATTATAATATCCAGAACCACCATTACCTCCAATTGTATTATCATTATTATTTACAGAATTTCGACTTCTTTTTGATTTATATACAAGAGGACTATTACCACCTATTCCTCCTGAATAATAATAATTATCAATATTTAAAATATTAGGATATTCGTTAATATTATTACCTTTTTCACCAGTACCACCACCACCACCGCCACCATAAGCATTAAATATAGTAGATGAATTATCTGTAATACTAGTATTACTACCTTTTATACCATATGTTGTTTGTCGTGTCCCTCCTATTCCTCCATCACCTATAATTATATTATAAATACCTTTTTTTAAATTATATGATTTTTTTTTTAATACCATACCACCACCACCTCCTCCACCATACCATCCACCACCACCTCCACCACCAACAATTAAAATATCACAGATAGTATCTTTATTAAATATTATTGTTGTATTTGCTAAAATAGATATATAATTGCTAGTTAGAGATATATTTGGAGAACTAGTATTAAAATTACTACTACCACCTCCTCCTCCGCCAACTAATAATAAATCTACATATATATCTTTAGTAATTTTAATATAATTATTTGATGTTAAAATTAATGTTTTATTATTTGGATCTAAAGTAACAATACCATTTTCATTAACAAAATCATCAGTTATTAAACCAGCAACAGAATCAATATCTTTATTTTTAAGTTCATTAGATAATTCAGGATTGTTAAAAGGGAAATAAGAAATTGGGAGATTATTCATAGGAAGATAATTAAAATCGAAATTATTAAAAATTTCTTCTTTTTTAATATTCTCTTCTTTTCCAACAAGATTTATATTAAATTCATTCATTTTTAATTAAAGATTGGATTTTTATAATAAATCATTATTCGTATATAAAAACCAAAAACTTCCAAAAATTAATAAAAATATTATTATAAACAACAAGATATATAAATATATACTTGCGAAATAATGATGAACGAATTTTAATAAAAATAAAAATATAAATATCCAAAAAATAACTATTAATATTACTAATGGATAAATTCCTAAATAATTATAAGGTTTTTCTTCATTATTAAACTCTATCATTTTTTTCTCCAATACATTATTTATTTCATTTATAATTCTTGTATCAGTAGATGTTAAAAAATCATTATTAGTTAATTCTTCTTCTATATCTTCTTTCTTAACTCTAAATATCACTATTCCTGAACCACCACTTCCATATTTTCCATCAAATTCTGAACCACCGCCTCCACCTCCTGTATTTGCTGTTCCTGATATTGCTATATCTGTTCCTTTACTACCAGCACCTCCTCCACCTAAACCACCAGAACCTATTGAATGATCAGTTGAAACACAACCACCACCACCTCCACCTCCATAATAAGTTGGAGTTCCTGTTATTGATATTTGAGTTCCATCACCTCCTTTTCCTGCTATTAATAAACTTTTTTCTAAAATAGCATTTTGTCCTACTGATGATGATCCACCACCTCCACCTCCAGCAAAACTTCTTTCATCTACTGACTTTCCCATTCCTCCATTTTTACCATATTTTCCATCTGGTATATTTGTTGATAAAGCATTTCCACCATTAGAATTTGATTTTGTTCCTCCACCAGAACCACCATCGCCACCAGAACCATTTTCATTACCTCCATATCCAAAACCTCCACCTAATGCTCTATAAATAGGTAGTTGTCTTCTATTAAATAAAATTATACTATCCGCTCCTTTATTTCCATATAAAGCACCTATATTTTTCGTTCCACCCCAACCAACTATTATTGAATATGTACCACTACTCAATAATTGATTTTGTAAATATATAACAGCACCACCACCACCACCGCCACCACGACCACCACTTCCACCACCTCCAACAATTAATATATCACAAGTAATATCTTTATTAAGTATTAATGTATTCTCTTGTAAGTCATTTCTATAAACAAGTAATTTAAAACTAGGATTATCTGTTGTTGGTTCAATTGAAAATCCTGTTGATTCATTAATATTTATATTTTTTTTTCTTAAACTTGATATTTTTTTAACATTGGATAAATTACTTTCATTTATAAAATCTAAACTAATATCTGTTTGTTCCCCTTTTAATTCTTTATATATATCTATATTATTTTTTTGAATTATATTATATCCATTAAAATTAAAAATTATAGTATATATTCCTTTATTTAATCTTATTTTTCTAGAAGTTCCATTTAAATTTAAATTACAATCAATATTTTTCTTAACTAAAATAGTATAAGGGGAATTAGTAGAAGTAATAGTTAGTTTATTCGCAGATACATTAGTAAGAATTTCTCCTTCTGTTAAAACTTCATTATTAATTTTTTTTAATTCATTAGATAATAATCCATTATTTAAAGGAAAATAAGATACAGGTAGATTATTTATAGGAACATAATTAAAATCGAAATCATTAAAAATTTCTTCTTTTTTAATTTCTTCATCATTTCCAACCAAATTTATATTAAATTCTTCCATTTTAATTTAAGATTGGATAATTATTGGTTCAATTAAGAATATAGCAATAATAATCATTAAAATTACAAAAGACCAACTAATATTATTAATACTTAAATTTAATTTTAATAATTTATCACTATCATAATTATCATATTTATTTTTATATTCATTATTAATATTTATAAAATATTTCAATAAATGATGTGATAAATGTTTTGTTGTATCTTTATTAAAAAAATTATAATTATTTATAATATTATATTCTAATTTATTTGAGGAACTTTCATCTGTTATATCAAAACTCTTTCTATAAATAGCCTTAATTTTATTAAAATATTTACGAAAAATTTTATTAAATTTTTTTAATGTATTTTCAAGAATTTTTTTATAAATCTCTATTTTTGGTTCTTCAGTAGTAGTTTTATAAGTATAATTTGATAATATATTATTTTTATTAAATTCATGAGATTCTTTAAATAATTTTGTAATATAATGATTTATCTTACTATTAATATTAATAACATTATCTTTATCATTACATTCTACCATCGTAGAATTAAATAAATCTATTATTAAACTTCTAAATTCAATTAAAAAATCTTTATAATAATCAAAAATCATATTAATATAATTCAAATTATGTAAATATAATTTAGTATATTCATTATTTTTAGTGTTATCTATTTTTAATAAATCTTCATTAGAAATATCATTTAATAAAAAATTATTATAAAATTTAATAGAATCATAACCAGTATCAGTATTAATTATATTACTTATATCTCCATAAATAAGTGATTTAAAATTATTTTTTAATTTTAGAATATGTTTATCAAAATCTCTTTTATCTTCAACAAAAATATTTTTAATTATTAATAAAAATGTTCTTAAATTTATTTCATAAGAAGAAATACTAGTAGGATTTATTAAATTATTATCAAAATTAATATATGTTTTATAAGGAGGAATACCAGAAGCACTAAAAAAATAAGTTGTAGTATCTACTATTTTATTTGCTACTGGTAAATTAAACGTGTTATCAACTTTTAAAAGATCTGAAAATAAAACTCTTAATATTTGACATCTAAATTTATTTAAAGTTTCAGAAGTATCTTTTATAATATCTGCTGAATATTGGGTAAAAAAAGTTGATAGATTATTTCCATCAATTTTTTTAATTAAATCTTCTAAAGATGTAGTATCTATATTATTATTAAATGTTGTTATTTTTTTAGAATTGATTTTATTATATAAAAATATATATTGATTAGAAATTGATTTATCCGTATCTTTATTTAAAAGAGCATTAAATAATATATCCATATTAAATAAATCTTCCTTATAATAAGATATTGGTTCATAAATCAAATATTTATTAACATAAGTATTATAAGTTAAAACAGAATTGCTTAAAACTAATATAGATAATAGACATATTATATAAATAATTATGGTATTATAGATATAATATGCTTCTTTTTGTTTATTATTTGTTTTAAGATAATTATAATAAAATAGGAAGATTAAAAGAGATATGAATAAGATTATATGTGTAATCTTATTAAAACCTAATAATTGTGTGACCATATGATTTGAAATTGAAACAAATTCAGGAAATTCAATTTTATTATTTTTATATATATTATATTTCAAATTATATGTATTATAATCTTTTTCGTATTGTTTTTTTTGTTGATAATAATTATCAACCTTTTCTTTAATTTTTTTATAGTCTTCTTTTTTATTTATAAATGAATTACAATAATTATTTTTAGTATCACTAAAATCTTCAGTAGAACATCTTTTAAATAATTCTAATTCATCAGGTTTTTCATATTCTTTTGGTTTTACTGGTTCTTGTTGTTTATAAATTTCAAAGAAATTTATATCTCTAAAATCATCATTATTATAACTTACATCATCATTAGAAAAATGAAAATATTTATTTAAAATTCCAATAAGAGTTTTATCACGAGAATAAATATTTGAACCTTTATTTTTATTATAATATTCACTATAAGTTTTATTAAATATTATATTAACTATGTAAAAAACTATAATGAAACTTAGATAAATACCTATATTAGTTAAATTCCAAAAATCATCATTTTCCATATAAATTAATAAATAAAGATAATATAATAAACTAATGAATATAAAAAAATGAAATAATTTAGTATAAGTTCCTTTACTTTCAAAAGAATAATCAATATTTACTAAGAATTTTGAAATGAATATTAATGGATAAATAATAATTATGGCAAATAATATGAAATAATTATAGGTACAATTAGGAATAGGTTTTGTAAACCTTCCAGAACATTGTAAAAATTTATTTAATAAAGATTGTTTAGTGATATCATCTGTATCATCACAACTTTTGTCATTTATAATAAATATATGATAGAATAAATATCCAAATGCTAAACACATTATAACAGACATTAATAAGATAGAAACAAAAACAACATAATTAATCCAATTTTTATTAAATAAATCTTTTTCTAATTTATATTTATTTAATTCATTGTGAATTCTATATCTAGCTGTTTCAAATTCAATAAGATTATTATTATCTTTTTTACATAAATTCTCATTTATTTTTCCATAATTATAAAGATAAGTATATTTGAAACAAAATTTAGATATATTAAATATCTCATCAATAATTATAAAAATTCCTATGATAATAATAATGAAAAATATTAAAGTTCCTATTATATTTCCAATGGAATTAATATCTTCTATATTTAAATTTAACATTCTATATTTAATTATTATAATTATAATTAAAAAATAAATGACATTATGGAATAAATTTCAAATGGTTTTTGGTGAAATTATTAATGATATTGAAGAATATAAACAAATATTAGATTATTCTATTGTTTTTAATAAGAATCTTCTATTCTATTCGTATATAGGATTTCCATTTGATTTATTTATAGATGAAATAATTAAAAGAAAGTTTAATATTACACAAATTTATCGAAAAGAATTATTATGGAATAAAACAATTATTTATAATGAAAATCAATATTTTTTAGAAATTGATTTAGATAATCCTAGTATGCCTCGTAAATTAAATAATCTTAATGATATGTTATTATTTATTATAAAAACGAAAACAATTAATAATGAAAAACATCTAATTATTATCAAAAATATTGATAAATTAAATGAAAATTTCTTCGCATTCCGTATCATTCTTGAAAAATATTATAATAATTGTTATTTCATTTGTTTTACGAATAGAATTAGTAAAATCGAAAATCCTATTAAAAGTCGTTTCTTCTTATTTAGATTACGTCTTTTTAAACCTCAAGAAATTCATATGATTTTCAATAAATATCTTAAATTAGAAACTAATAAAAATCTTTCCAATAATAGAAATATCATATTTCATATTTTCATCGCACAAACTGAAAAAAATGAACCACTTCTAATAACCGATGAATTCTGTAATCTTCATTATCCACCTATTATAAATTTCCTTAAATCCAAATATACTTTAAATGATATTCGTCAATTATCATATAAATATTGTCAATATAATATAGGAATTCGTGAGATAGTAGAAGATTTATTAAAAATTGATAAGAAGAATTATAAAAATATTATTGAAAATAGTGTAAAAATTGATGAATTACTTAATAATACTAATAAATGTAGAGAACCTATGTTTATAGAAGCTTTTTTATGTCAAATACTCATATAAAAAAATGATTAGAATTAAATATAATCATTTAATAAAGAAGATGGAATTTTGTGAAATTTGTTCTAATATGATTTATATTAAAAGTAGCGAATGTCCTGCTAAATATGGTAATGAGAAAGATAAGGAAATTCATGCTTATAATCCTAAATTGATTAAATATTGTCGTCATTGTGGTTTTGAAAAAGAAGAGGAAACTTCAAAACCAATAAAATTAAGTGAAATGGTATATACAGATGATGATTTATTTTATAATCAATATAATAATAAATATTTACGATATGACCCTTCTTTAAGAAGAATTAAGGATGATGAGATTAAATGTGTTAAATGTGATATTCCAGATGAAGAACGTATTATTATTCCCATTAAATATCATCCAACACAAATGAAATATTTATATGTATGTGATAATTGTGGAAATATTTTCAAAAATGAAAAAAAATCTTCTTAAAGTTCCATCATATATTTAACTGCTGCCATATTTAAATCTCTAATACGAATATATTCATATTTATTATTAGGTAGAGGTCTTTTTATAAGATATGGAATTTTGTTTTCTTTTAATTCTTGAATGGCAACTTTTCTCAAATCAATATTAGATTTAATTTCATCAACAATATCTACGAATGGAATAGCACCCATTGAAATTTGTGTAGTTCGCAATGATACAATAGCATCAAATTCATATTTAGTCATTATCATTTTACTAATCTTTGGTTTTGATAAAGATGTTAGAACTTTTCCACATTCCTCAAAAGGTTCTTTCGTATAATTTAATAAACTTTTTGTTTCCGTCATTATCTTTAATTAATATAATTATTTTTATGTCATTTTTTAATTTTAATTTAAAAAAATGATTACTTATTTATTTTATTCATATTTAATGGTATATATTTACGTTCTTAAATTGGAACAAGATAAATATTATATTGGTAAAACTGATAATCCAAATATTAGATTAGAAAATCATTTTTCATCAAATGGTAGCGAATGGACTAAATTATATAAACCTTTGAAAATTATTGAAATAATTCCAAATTGTCATAATTATGATGAAGATAAATATACTAAAATTTATATGGATAAATATGGAATTGATAATGTTAGAGGAGGTATATATGTTCAAATAGAATTAAGTGAAGATATTATTAAATTCCTTAAATTATCTAGTAATGGTTCAAATGATAGATGTTTTAATTGTTGATTAAGTGGTCATTTCATAAAAGATTGTAAGAAAAATAAAAAATATGAAGATGTTTTAGAATTAGTTTCATTAAATAGTTTATTAACTAAATCGCCATATATGATTGTTAAGATTTTTCCAATTTTAGATTTAATAAAACAATTAAAAACTTATAGAATTAAGAATGGTTGTATAATTCTTAATTATTACAAAAATAAATATGAAAATCTTAAAGAAATTGTTGATGATGCTATCTATATTTATGATAATTATGAAGAATTTGTTAGAAAACATAATCCTCATCCTAATCATTCATTAGAACTATTGATTACTTATATTCCCAATGAAAGAATTAAATTTTATAAAGAATTCTCACATTTATTATCATCATTACCTAGCGAAATTTATAAAGAATTAAGCGAAAAAAATAAAAGTTTTGAAGAAAACGAACAAGATATCATAAAAGATTATTTATAATTATTATAAAAGATTAAATCAAATAAATTATTGTTTTTATAAATATTCAAAAATATTAAACTAATAAAGAAATTAATATCTCCATCATCATTTCCACCATTTCCTCCATGTAATATATAATTTCCTCCACCTCCACCATTTCCATATAATGAAATCTTATTATTAGGATTAATCAAAGGAGCATTATATCTTAATAATAATCCTTCAGCAATATCCATGCTAATCATAAAAAAACTAACAATTAAAAAATTCATATTCATATATTATTGTAATTTACTTTTTATATCTTTTTTACACCTTTTAATATTTAAAATGCCGATTTTTAGTCTTTATAATTCTTGTATTTTCTTATTTTATTTTTCTTAATATAATCTTTTTGTCTATTATATGTTCCATTTAATATTTTATTATAATAGTCTTCTGGTATAGTTTTTATTGCTTCTTTTATATTATTATTTAAGTCATCATATAATAGTCCTTGTTTCTTTTGTAATTTAGATTTTAGAAGACTAAAAAAACATTTCTATACTATTTGTATAATGTTTATATGGTACTGAATAAATTAATTTATTATTTTTATTTATTAATTCTTTAACTCTTTCGTTTCTATGAGAACTTGCATTATCTAAAATTATAACCTTATTTTTATATTTATTAGTAATAAACTTTTCTAAAAAAGCTAATAATCTATCGCC